GTTTCTTGTTTCCAAGCTTCATCACGCCCAGGAACTTTCCACCATGGAACTTCAACCCATGCATATCCATTTGTATTTTCTTTTGCACCCATGAATGTTTTATAAAAATGATTTAATCCATTAGGTGTTGAAGTAAATAGAATTTTAGTTGTTTTACCAGAAGTAATAGTAGGAAAAACTGAAGTAAAGAATTCATCCCAATTCTCAACGAATGCTGTTTCATCAATGTATAATAATGCTACTGATTTACCACGAATGTTATCGGATGAAGTAGCAGCTGCTATGATTTTACAACCATTATCTAATTCAACAGAACCTTTGTTCCATTCCACAACTCCATGTTGTAACCATTTAGGTAATGCTTGATATGCTAACTGAATACGATCAAGAATTTCTCTAGCAGCTTCACCTTTATTTGCAAGTAATGCTACAGTTTTATATGAATTGAATATTACATAATGAAGAATAATAATTGCAGCTGTAGTAGTTTTACCAGCTTGACGACTAGTTCCTACAACTAGTCTACGATTTAAATTTAATTTCTCTATGATCTCCTTCTGATAATCATATAATTCAATATTAATAAAACCATGATCCACATGAACAACTTTAATATACTTTTCAGCAAAATAAATAGGATCTTTTTTACAACGAATGAATTCCTGCATTAATTCAGGAGTCCATTCAATAGGAGTATCTTTACGTTTTAATTGAGTATTACCTAGATAACCTTTATCTATTGGATTCATCATTTTCTAAATTTTCTATCATTTGTTGAATTTTTGCAGTAGATGCAACTATTAAATTATTATTTACAGTCTTTACATCTTTAGAAGTAGATCCTTTTAATTCCTTTTTACTTTTAGCTAATTCTAATAAATCCTTATTTGCATCCATCATTGTTTTAAGAATACCATTCATTACTTCAAATGCTCTGGGATTTTCACTACTTCTAGCTATATTTGCAATCTCTTCCAAATCACTCATACCACGTTCAATCAATTCTCTCAAATTCTTCCGAGCGTATACGTAATCAGAATCAACCGTTGCATCATCACTATTTACTAAATCCAATTCATCTACTGTAACTAATTGATTTTCTTGTGTTTCTTCCACGAATTCTGCATCTATTGGAATTCCTAGTGTATCACTCATTCTTTTTTTAAAAGTCACTCGTCATCTCCTGTTTCTGGATTATATTTTAAGCCATCTGTATAAAAGAAAGTATTGGATGCAAAGCCATAATCGTCTGTTATTTTGATTAGATTTCTATTAATGGAAGCGGCACTATTAGTTGTAGGTGAACCATTAGCTAATAATCCTGGAACCAATACAACTCTACTAGATCGTGGTGTCAAAGGATGAGTGTTTGCATGAAAATCAATCTGTGTTCTAGTAATAATACCAGAAGTAGATACCGGTCCATACAAATAAGCTTTCATTGTAAAATTCAAATTCCATACTAATGCTCTTCGAGTATCAAAATCACCTTCATAATTATCTTCAATATTTAATCCAGTTAAAATAACAGGTACATCCATGGATAATCCCATTTCTGGAATTACATTAATAGTTGTTCCCCATTCTGGTCTAAAATATGGCAATATTTGTTCAACTATTTGAGTACCATCATCAGCATTCTTTACAAAAATTGATAATTGAATATCAAAATTATAAGGAACAGGAACATATTGTGTCTTTAATACTGTATTATCCGTTCCAGATACTTTACTATTCTTCTGAACTGTATTTAATTTACGAGTGGAATCATATGAAATACCTTGAATTTCAAATCCCATTCGTGGTAATGAAATACCAACTTTCTTTTCAAAATCAGGATCCGCTGCTAATCGAACTAAAAATTTCTGTTTAGGACCATAAGCTAATGGCACTGGAAGAGTTTGTATATGATTACCATCATTGTCATATCTCTGAATACTTAGATCATCAAATAATGATCCAAATACAATGATATATTTTCTAATCAATCCATGTGAAAAAAAATCGAACATTAAATATCATCTCCCCAAGGATTAGTTTCAGTGAAATCCAAAATATCATTTGTCAATATTTCAGATCTAAATAATGAATTATTTGCTTGATTATCTGTCAAATTCAAACTAAACTCTTGTAATAGATTATCACCGTCTTCGAGAATAGTAACTCCTGTATTACTTTCCAATGTGACTTGCCAATATAGTGCATCTAATGAATATTCATCTTCAATACTATCAATTTGAGTATTACCAGTATTAATTCTTTCAGAACTGTATTCAAATATTTCACAACGTAAGTCATAAGTTTGTAATCGACCAGTTTGATAAAAAATATTTTCATGTTCTACGAATTTGATTTCAAATAAATTTTCAACTAATGGAAAATAAATTAGATCACCTTCTTGAGGTCTATTATTAGTTATTTCGTAGCCATCACCAGTTGCTGTTTCTAGAACTATGGATTCTGTTTCGGCTGATCCTGTCAAGAATTGTCGTGATGGGCTATTAGTATTGGCTGTTTCATATACTATATTACGACCAACTTCTGTTAATAATTTTTCGGTTTTTATTTGATCGAATCGTTTTCTGGCCATAGTAAATGTAATTTGGTCTTTAATCTGTAAACCAAATCTGCTTAATAAATCACCTTCTCCTTCAAAACCTTCAACATTCTTAATATACACTTCAACTTCGGCGGCTGCATCAAATGTTGATAATGAATCCTCTGAATATAAATTATCACGTGCGACAATTGTTCTTGGAATATAACGAACATTATGACCATATTGTTGAATTGATTCGACAATTAAGTCTTCAACTAAATCTTGTTCTCTCCCATATGAGAAATTATTGTAATATTTATTTGTCGGCATTGTTCATTTTTCTCTTGACAGCTGCAAATTTTTGTTGTAGACTACGTATGTAGTCGTTAGTAAAACACATTTGTATTTATTAATCTTTGTTGATAATTTTAACTATATGTGTATTACGGACCAATCAGATCAAAAACGGGAAGAGAATAAGAATTAATCATTTCATCTTCTAGTTTAGTAATTTCTTCAATAGCTTCATTAAGAATTCTAGTTCCGTCTAATTGAATTCCACCAGGCAATTGAATACCAGCAAATTTAGATAGATTAATTCCCCATTGTCTTTTGATTAATGCAGTTGCATATCTCAATAACCATCTATCAGACCAAACATCACTATAAATATCCGGATCCACTACTTGATAACAATCAATCACAATATATTGACCAACTTGAATATCAGTATTCCAATCCATATCAATGTATAATTTATCAGTATGTCGGTTAAAACGAATAGGTTTTAATCCAGAAAAGATCTGTTGTAGCATTGATATATGGGTCATTGTTGAAACATATGGAGCTATTGTTGCAGAAGAGAAATCGAATAGATCATTTAAATGCATTTGATAACGTACATTAAATAAACTACTAGTATTTAATCCTTCTCCTATATTGAATATTTTTGTAATCCCTGTAATAGATTCAGGAATATCAATATACTTATTAGTTATATTATCTGCAGTAACTAAATGTTTTAAATACGTATTTTGTGTTCCATCAAAATGATAATCATTCCAATATCTAATAGCTTCATCAACACGATCTTCGATCTGTTCATCATCAATATTGATCATAAGAACAGGTGCACCTAATGCACGAAGACAGTAATCAATGAAGCCTTGGCGAGTTGTAGGTAAAGCCATAGTATTTTCCTTTTGTTAAAAAAACTCTATGACTTTATTTATGTTTATTCTGTTAGAAGCTGTTTCTTTTCAAATTCTTCATTTTGAGGTGTTGGTTTTTCATTAACTTCTTGTGCAATACGGTTAATAAATGGTGCAGATTCTTTGAACGGTTTTTGTTCAAGATAACCGAGAATACCATTTACTAAATCAACTGTTAATTCAACTTTTTCAGTCATTTATTACTCCCATGGTGCTGTTTTAGAAATCATTTCTGGTGTTTTTTGTTTATTGATTTGTTCTGATAGCTGAGTTTTCAATTCTGCTTCAGACTTTTCAAGTTTATTTAGTACCCAATTTTTTACTTTGGTTTTGGTTAGTGAAGTAAATGAAGTAAATGTGTTTGCTTCTGGTGCATCGAGAGATACTGTACCATAGATAGAGGATGAATAATCACCATCTTGGGCACTATATCTCCAGTGTACTACTTTAACCACATCTGTCAAGTTATTTTCTTGTGGTTTTGTTTCGA